TTCAAAAAATAATAAATTCAATTAAAAAACAAAATAATAAAGTTACTCCAAGACAACATGATTTATTACAACGAATAAAATCAGGTAATTTTAAATATTCAACTAAAAATGAAATTAAAATCAACCAACCAAATTCAGATATAATAAAATATCCTGTCAAAATAGAAAATGAAAAAGATTTAGAAAAATTTAGAGAGAAATTTTGGAAAATACATTGGGATAAATATAAAGAAGAATATATAAAGAAAAGAGAATATAATAACTACGAAGAATATATAAAGGATGTTGGTGATTTTAGCCTTGGCTCAGAAAACTTAAAATTTCCTTATTATATAGTTTTATATAATAATTATCCTAAAAAAACAAAAAACCCTCAATTACAAAATTCTTTATCATATATATTAGATAAAATTAAAACTTTACCTAAAGATAAACAACAAGAATTAAGACAGATTCTTAAAGATAAATTTAATATTCAAGAAATAAAAGTTAATAATCCTAATAAAATTAGAACAACTTGGTATGAAGAAGATGGATTATATGATATTCATTTTGGATTTAATATAGATAAATATAATTATTATGCATATATAGATACTAACAAACCAGATGAAGTAAATATATTTATCAATAGAGATGTTTTTAGTGGTGAAAATAAATATAATAATTTAATAAAATATTTAGATAAAAAAAATATAAAATATACTACTGATGAAGATGCAGATTCATTATTTATAACATTAGATAAAGATAATTTTAATATAATAAAATGATTAAACTAGCAAATATATTATCCGAAATAAGAGTAAATGCTCCTAATAAAAATATATATATAAAATCAAAAGATGAATATAATTATATTGATAAAGATACATTAGAAGGTTATTTAGAACATGTAATAGATGAAGATTATTTAGATGAATTAAGAAAATACATGCAATTTGAAAATGGATTTTGGATGTCTGAAAATCATTTTTTTAGCGACAATACTATTCCTGTTATTAAAGGAAAAAGTGTAGAACAAATAACTAATAAAGATGTTGAAACCTTTTTTAAAGGAGAAGTTAGTTGGTATATGTTTGGAAATGGTTATAGTTTCCCTTATAAAAATAAAGCTGTTCAAGAAATAAAAGTAGTTAATCCAAATTTGATTAAATCTACTTGGTATGAAGAAGATGGGTTTGATGATATTCATTTCGGATTTAATATAAATGGGTATGATTATTATGCTCATATAGATGTTAGTGAGCCAGATGAAGTAACAGTTATTATTGATAAAGCTGCTCATAGTGGTGCAAATGAATATGATAATTTAATAAAATATTTAGATAAAAGAAATATTAAATATATTGAAGATGAAGATACTGAAGAAGAAGTTCATTATATTGATTTAAATAAAAACAATTTTAATATAATAAAATGATAAAATTAACTAATATAGTAGATGAGATAAGAATAAATCAACCTATAAACATATTTCCAAAAGATCTAATACAAAATATAATAGATATTAATCCATGGTTAATAACAACTATTGATTCTTATACTAATTTAGACGATTTTTTAAAAGAAGAAGGTTATCCTAGTTTAGAAGAATATTTATATGACATGGGATATGGTGATGAAGACGAAAATGGAACTGTAACAATGGATGAAAACGGGCAAAAATTATTACAATATTTTCCTTTATATTATAAATTAATTAAAGAAGGAGATATTTTAATATATTATTTTAAAGACGATGATGTTAACATAACATCACCTATTCCTTATAAAAACATAAATATAATAGTTTTAGACGACAATGATGGTAGTATATTATATTGTAATAACTTTTAATATATTTATTGTCAAAGAATATATGTTAACAATATTAATTTTTATTTTAATAATCCTAATAAAACAACACAAAATGAGCCAAGAACTAGACGCAATTAAAGCAGGGGTAATTGCTGCACAAGAAAAAGTAGTTAAAGTAGCAGCAGATGTTACTCTTTTACATGCTAAAGTAGATGCTATTATTGATGTACCAACAGCTGAACAATGGGCTGAAGTACAACAATTAACAGCTGATTTAAATTCATCTTTACAAGTTATAGATGACCAAACTCCAGAAGAATCTGTAGTTTAATTTACAGAACAGATTCATAGCCTGTTCGAATTTTTAAAATTATATTAAAGCATCTGTGGCGCTACTTAAAAGGTAGCGCCTTTGTTTTTGTAAAGGCAAAATTTAATATTATATTTAAGTAAAAGAAAATTTATGACAAGGATAAATTGTGGTATTAAACCAGCCGAATTAACTCAAAAACATTTACTTGCTGAACATCGGGAAATAAAACGTCTTCCTAATCTTATATCTCGTGGTAGATATAATTTAAATAATATACCAAATGAATTTACTTTAGGTAAAGGACACGTTGCTTTTTTCTATAATAAATTAGAATTTGTAAGAAAACGATATGAAGAATTATATACTGAATGTAAAGCTCGAGGATATAATGTTACTTATTACGGAGATGCTTGGAATAATATTCCTAAAGAATTTATGAATGATTATATTCCTACAAAACGAGATGAAGAAATAATTAGACAACGTATTAAAGAAAAATTAGAAGGAACTTATGAAGCCAATAGGAATAAATAGTAAAGATTTTGGATGTTGTCCTGGGCATGATAAAATTCCCTATAAAGATGAATATGAAACAAGGAGAGGAAGACGAGATAGAAAGATAAATAGAAAGAAAAAGTTAACACGTTCTTGGAAACGAGCAGAAAAAAACAATATAAAATAAAATATGAATAAAAGAATAGTAATAATTGGAGCCGGCGTAGCCGGCATTAATGCTGCTACGAAATTAGTAGACAATGGATACCCAGGTAATTTAATTACAATAATAGATAAAGGGCAAGACCCATATAAAAGACCAACAAATGAAGTTATGCTGGGTTTTGCAGGAGCTGGACTTTTTTCGGATGGTAAATATTGTTATTTATCAAACACTGTAGGAGGACATTTAACTAAATATTGTGGAGAAGAAAATGCACAACGACTAGTAGATGAAGGTTTAGAAATATTAAAAAGATTTCACCCTGATTCTTCTAAAATTATGTATTCTGCTCCTATTGAAGAACCTGAATTTATTAAACCATATTTTAATTTAAGATTAGCTCCAACTTATCATATTGGTACAAACTTTCTTCATGAAATGGGTAAAAAATGGTTTGATTATTTAGTTGAAAAAGGAGTTAAGTTTATGTGGGAAATTGAAGTAGAGGATATTAATTTTAATAAACAAGAAATAAAAATTGGTAAAATTAAATTTGAAGATGGAATTAAATTTAATTTATTAGTTAGTTTAATTTCTATTAAATATGATAAACTTATTTATTGTACTGGTAAATCTGGAATTGATTTGACTCAAAAATTAATTAATCAATATAATCTTAAAAAAGAACCTAAATCAGTTCAAATTGGTGTTCGCATGGAAGTACCTCAAAAATATTTTGATAAATTGATTGAGACTGCTTATGATTTTAAGTTACATCAAAAACCTAATAATAGAGTTTCATTAAGAACATTTTGTACTAATAATTTTTGTGCATATGTAGCTGAAGAAACTACTTATGGTATGAAATCATATAATGGACATAGTTTTAAAGATGAATCTATGAGAAATAATATGACTAATTTTGGAATAATAATGGAATTAAAAGGAATTGAAAATCCATTTGAATGGCAAAAACAATTAGTTGAAAAATGTCAAAGTGAAGGTAAGGGTTTATTCTATTCTCCAACTCGCAAACCATCCCATTCAGCAGAAGGTGAAGAAATGAATTTAAAACAATTAAATAATTTAGATTTATTTAAAGAAATTTATGGCGAATATGCTCAATATATAATTAATTTTATTGAAGATTTAAATAAAGTATTTAAATTTGAAGGTGATTATTCCTTATATATTCCAGAAGTTAAATTTCTATCTGAAGAAGTATTGGTTGATTATAATAATTTATCTTTAATAGATTATCCTAATATTTATTTTTGTGGAGATAGTTTATCTGCTAGAGGAATAGCCGTTAGTGCTGCTCAAGGATTATATATAGGAAAAAATATATTAGATGATAGGAATATATAAATATTGAATATTTATTATCAAAGCAACCTTAATGAAAAAAAGCAAATTAATTGAGACTCTTCGTAACATAATTAGACGTGAATTAAAAGAAAATTCAGCTGCACCTTCTAAACCAGAAACAAGACCAGGACCCGCGATTCATCCTGGTAAACCAGGTACTGATAAACCTAAACCTCGTCGTCCATTAGGTAATCCTGAAGTCAAACCAAAACCAAAAGCTTCTTTAAACGAAGAAGAAGATGAATTAGTTAACAAAATAGTAGCTCGTTTCAAATCTAAAGATTAAAATGAATGAAATCAAAGTAAATAAACCCAATTCCATTAAATTTCCATTAACATTAAATAATGAAAAAGAGTGGAATAAAATATGGCCTATATTAAATAAAAAAGGATATATATGGGCTGATGGGGAAGAAATAGATGACTTTCTATCAGATATGCATGATTTCCCTGTAATAATAGATATATATTCGGATAATGAAATTTATATTAAAGACGATGAAGATGATGATGAAATGAATGAAATCAAAGTAAATTCTCCTAGAAGATTTAGTCCTGGACAATTAGTATATCTTTTACCTAAAAATATTAAATTAAATATACATAAAGATCCTAATTTTTATTATAAAAAAGAAGGAAATGATATATTTTATGTAGTAGAAAATCCTGAAACTGGAGAAAGATTCAGAGTAAACCAAAATAAATTATCAATGAAACCCAACACTTTAAAAGAAGTAGAATATAAAGACATATTTAAACCAGAAACAATGGCCGCTCTTAAAGGCAAATCTGGTGAATCTTTACGTCAAATGGCTGGTGATAAAAATTTAATGCAAACATTAAGACGTTCACAAGAATTGTTATCCCAAATAATAGAAGCAGAAGCAGATTATCATACAGAATTAGAGTTAATAGCTAAAATAATGGCTACTGATGCTTATCCTATAATAGATTATGCTAATATAAAAATAGATGCTAAAATAGATCCTAATGATACTTCATTACCTGAAATGGGAGATGAAGAAACACCTTCTGAAGAAACACCACCAGCCGCTGATGAAAAGAAACGTCGTATTATAAATGGTATTACTCAAGGTTCATCAATTAGAGGTTCATTTGGTTTCTTAATGTTTAGAGAATATCTAGATGATCTTGACCCTGCATTAGTAGATAATTATAGTGAAGTATTAAAAACAATATGGGCTACATATGATGATGAAAATGCTATAGCGATGATGTTAGCAGCAGTTGCTCAAAATTCATCTATGGCTGGTGGGCAATCCGATATAGTTTATGATGAAGAAAAAGAACAATTTATTATTAGAGCTAGAGCAATATGTTTTCCTATATTACTACATGAAATTATAAAAGGTTTATATGAAATAGTAGGAACAGAAGGTTTCGGAGCTGATAAAGAAAGAAATAAACAAATTATATCTAAAGTAGATAAAATATCTAATGAACCTCATGATTTACAATATGGTAAATTTATATATGATGGTTTAAATAAATTATATGCTGAATGGAATGGAGATGATGCTCGTGTTCGTGAGTTGTTTATAGCAGAAGTATATAAATTAGAAGATGAAGATTTCTTTCCATTTATAGAAAATATAATTAATGATACAATTCCAGCTGATCAAAAGAAATGGGCTATAGATACAATGAATGATATTGCTCGTGATTTAGGTAAAGATGATACAGGTTTAGAAGATTTAGATGAAATAAAAATCACTCCACCCAGTAAAAAAAAACCTACTAAAGAACAAATAAAAAAACTACCTATTTTAGATTTAAAAATAGGAAAATATGATTTAAGTAAAGGTAGAAGAGGAGTAAAAATATCACCTGATTCTAAATGGATAGATAAGAGAACTAAACAAAGAGCTTTAAAGGTATTTAATAAATTAGAAATTAAACCTGAAGAAGCATGGATTGGTTGGTTAGAATATCCAACAGATAATAGTATAGATATTTCATTTCCTTCAACTTTTATTAAATCATCATATAATGGAAAACCTATTATAATAGCACAAACTCAAACCGAGCACGGTGCTGCTGGGCAGATATATATTTATAGTGAAACTTTCAAATCAGGAAAAGGTATGAGATTACCTGAAGAAAACTTACATGGAAGAAGAGACTATAAATGGCAGGATAATTCAACTGAATATGCTGATAGTGATAATATTACTAAAGAACAAATATTACAAGCACTAAATATAGAATAGGCAAAATTCTTTTATTATCTTTGTACAAAAGTTATATAAATATGGGAACTGAAACAACAAAGATCACACAAAAAGATGGAACAATTGTTTATTTTTTAAAAATAGATAATGTTCTAAAAATGCACAACTGGGAAGGCCCAGCATTAATTCCACAAGGAAATAAGAAAAATGCTGAATATTATTTATTTGGAATTAAAGTTACAAAAGAAAAATGGGAAGCTGCTCGTAAAGATATTGAAGGGCAACCATATTATAAAACCGCTGCTGGTAAAGCATCAGGAGCTAGAGTATAAATCTAAGGAGCGTCAAGGCTCCTTTTTTATTTTCACAAAATATGATAGAGAAAGAAAAACCAAGAAAATTTCAAAGAGAATATACTAATGAAGATGGAACTACAGATGTTTGGATTTATGATTTAGATAAATTTCCAAATGGACCTAGTGAAGTAATAGTTATATATCCTAAGAAATATGCAACTCCTCAAGAAAGAATTGAAAATAAAAATAAAGATTTACCATTAACTAAACGTCAATGGATGACTGATAGGGGTAAATTAGTAGGATATGCTAGAGCTCTTAAACTAGGTTTGATTAAATAATTATCTTTTTCCATATTATGGAAAATTGGTATATTTATTATAAATAATATATGGTAATATATAAAATAACAAGTCCAAGTGGTAAAATTTATATTGGTCAATCTGTTAATATAGAAAGAAGAAAAGAACAATATAAAAGATTAAGTTGTAAAAGTCAACCTAGAATATATAATTCATTAAAAAAATATGGTTGGGAAGCTCATAAATTTGAAATAATTGAAGAATGTTCATTAGAAGATTTAAAAGAAAGAGAAACATATTGGAAACAATATTATGTTAATAAAATTGGATGGAAAAATGTATTGTTTTGTGAATTATATGATGGTGGAGAAGGACCTAGAAGTGAAGAAACAAAGTTAAAAATAAGTCAAAAATCTACAGGTCAAAAACGTAATGAAGAAACAAAATTGAAGATTTCTGAAGCTAAAAAAGGACATAAATTTAATTTAGGAAAACACCATTCAGAAGAAACTAAAATAAAAATAAGTGAATCTAATAAAGGAAAAATTGTTTCTGAAGAAACTAGGTTAAAAAAAAGTAAATCTATGTTAGGAAGGAAAAATACTATTCAACAAAATATAAATATTAGTAAAGGTTTAATTGGAAAGAAAAAATCAAAACAACATATTGAAAATATGATGAAAAATAGAGTAAAAATAATAGAAGCGACAATTAAAGCTCTTAGTAAACCAATAAACCAATATGACTTAGAAGGAAACTTTATTAAAGAATGGTCTAGTCAAACAGAAGCAAAAAAATATTATAAATGTGATATAAATTCATGTTTAAGAGAAAGACAAAAAACAGCAGGTGGTTTTAAATGGAGGTACAAAAAATAAATTATTAATTTAACAAATATGGAAAAAATATTTGATGGTTTATATATATTAAATGACGGTACTAATCTTAAATGGAATAAAATATTAAGAGGATGGCAAATCGTTGGAAATGTAACCTACGATTTTTATTTGGATGATATACCTTTGGTTGATTTTGAAGAAATAAAAAATAAAGAAAATGAAATTAGGTGAAAAAGTGAAAATCCATTTAAATTCAATTACTCAAGAAGAGTTTGACAAAGATTGGGCTGAAATTGAAGATATGGGTTTTGAAGGTCCTACAATAGAAGAATATTTTAACTCAAATAAAAAGTTTGAGGATTATGTTTATATGTTAATAATGGATATAGATAAATTTCATCCTGATAGTGTACTTATAAAATCAAATAGTTATAAAGAAATTAAAAAATATTTAAAAATATGAAAATAGGATTATGTGGTACTATGTCGTGTGGTAAAAGCACTTTAGTAAAGGCTCTAGGTGAGTTAGAACAATTTAAAGATTATGAGATTACTACTGAACGTAGTAAATATTTACGTGATTTAGGTATTAAATTAAATACTGATTCAACACTTAAAGGTCAAATAATTTTCGCTGCTGAACGTAGCTCAGAATTAATGAAAGAAAAAATTATAACAGATAGAACAATATATGATGTTATAGCTTTTACATTGAGTGCTAAATCTATATCAGGTACAATAAAACGTAAATTTTTTGATTTAATGCTTGAATTACGTCATGAATATGATGTAATAGTATATATTTCACCAGAAGGTGTGGAAATAGAAGATAATGGTGTTCGTGAAACTAATGCTGAATACCGCACACAAATTGATGTAATAATACAAGAATTATTAAAACAATATCCTCCTAAAAAATTAATTAAAATAAATGGTGGTAATCCAGAGGATAGAATAAAAACCATTATTTCACAAATCAATTAATATTTATGGATATCACAATAAACGAATTAAAAAAAATGAAATCCAAACAATTACGCAATATTATACGTGAAGCTATACAAGAAGTAATACAAGAAGATTATAATGCTATGGTTACTACTAAAACTGGAACTAAATCTATATCATATAAAAATCCTGCGGAATTAAATGCTTTAAAGAGCGATTCAAATGTTAACTCAATAACAACAACATCTGGTCAAAAATTAAAAGAATTAGCTCGTTTAGCAAAAGGATTTAAATTAGCTGATGATAACTTTGATACATCAGAATATGCAAATAAAAAATTTGGAAGAGCTACATTAGCAGATATAATTGAATTTTTCCGTGAGAATCCCGGAGCTGAAAAAAGAGCATTACAAGATAAATTTAATTGGCCACGTCCTCAAATGGCGAATGCTGTTGTAAATGGATTATTAGATGCTGGTGTTTTAGTTAAATTATCTCATGATGGTGAAATAGAAATACCTAAAGAACCAGGAGAAGAAGATGAATTTGATAACTCACCAGTAGATGCAGAGGATTTCTTTATTGGTAATAGAGACCCATTAGCTGGTATATATAGTAAGAATCCTTCACCAGAAGAAGATGAATTTACTAATGATGGAGAACCTAAAATTGAACCTGAAAAAATAGAAAAAACAACTGTTTCTCCTAAAACTAGAATAAATGATGATGATTATCAAGCTTTTATGAAATATTCTGATTTAAGAGATAGATTATCTGCTACTAAAAGTAATTTATTAAAAGCTAAACGTCCTGGAGGAATAGAAGCTGGTGATATTAAAGGAGAAGAAGGAAATGAAGTAGAAAGATTAAGAAATCTTAAAAAATCATTAGAAGATAGAATAAATACTTTAGTTAGTAGTTCTGAATATTTACAAAATAAAATTGCTAAAGAAAAAGGTAAAATCATTCCTATTCCTGAACCAATTACAGTTGAACCTGAAGAAGAAGAAGATGAAGAAATAAAAGATGAATTAAATGAATCTTTAAAAAGAAAATTCCAACAATACGCTGGTATTATAAGATAATATGATGAAAACATTAATTAAAGAAGCTCAGCGCCTGCAACATTTAGCAGGAATATTAAATGAAAATAAACTAACACCTGAAGAACAAACAGTTGTAGATGATTTATTATCAAATTTAAATGAAGGAACATTTGATGATTTATTATCAAAAGCTAAAGATTATGCTACAAAAGGTTTATTAACAACATCTGTTGTTACTTCATTATTATTATCTCCACAAATAAGTTCGGCACAAAAAAATCAAATTAAAGATATTGCTAAAACTAATTCTGTTGAAAATGTTGATAAAAAAGGTACATATATAGATGGTTTCAATGGTAAATATACTTCAAACTTTATTTTTCCTAAAACAATATTAGATTCAACAAATATAACTAATGCTAGAAGAGATCTTATATCTAAACAAACAAGTTCTTTTACTAAAAAAGATTTAGGTGTAGAAGGAAATAATGATGTAAATAAAATAGCAAAAGAATTAGGAGTAACATCTCAACAAATGAAAGAATGGAATGATTTTGTTGTATGGATGCGTAGTAAAGGGTATGCTGGTTCAGAAAAAATGAATAGTGGTTCATTTAATAATAGTGTATTAGAACAATATAAACAAATAAAACCTGATTTTTGGGTTAAAGGTAAAGATGAAGTAAAAAAAATACAAACTATTATTAAAACATATAGAAGTCAATCTATAGAACAATGGAAATTAGGAAAAATTAAAATTCCTATAAATGGAAAAGAAATGAATCCTAATAATGTTATTGATGTGAAAACAATAGAAAATAACTTCATGCCATGGGCTAAAGATCCTAATTAAGGTAAAAATTTCTTTTTATTTTTAAAAAAATAAAGTATGAAAAGATTGTTATTGATTTTACTACTGTTTTTTACAACTACCAATGTTGTTATATTAAAATGTAAAGAAAATTTAAATAATAATATTATTACTTATTATGACAGTAATGGGAATCAATATAATTATAACCCTATTCAAGAAGAAAGAAATATATATATAGAAGATAGTATATATAAAATACAACAAGATAGTTTATTAAATGAAAGTATAAAAGATTTGTAATATGGAAAAATTTAAAGATTGGAAAAATATATTAATAATATTATTTAGTATAATAATAATTTCATTAACTTTATATATTGTATTTTCACCTTCATCTTATAAAAAAGCTAATAAAGTTTTAGAACAAAATTATAAAGAATTAGAAAAAGCTAATAAAATTAATGATGATGAAATTAAATTACTTAAAATTAAACAAAAGAATTCTGAAGATACTATTTTAATTTTATATAAAGATATGTTGAAAATAGATTCTTTATTAAATGTAAGTGAAAATACAATAAAAGAATTAAAAACTCAAGCTTTTTATTATGAAAGAAGTTATGTTAAATTAAATAAAGAATATAAAACTTTATTAGATGGTACTATAGTTAAAAACGGAGATACATTAATTAATTCATTACAAAAAAGATTTAAATGAAAAAAATAATACTTACAATAATAATGATATCAGGTTTTTTAACAAATCTCTATTCAGATAATTTACCAAGATATATAATGAATGGAAATGATACTATTGGAGTAATGTTTTCAATATCTCAAGCTCAACAAATAGATAACACGTATGATTTAGTTGAAGTATTAACAAAAATGAAATTAGATTGTGATTCATTACAAAAATATTGGATAAGAATAAATGATGAAAATGGAAATTTATTAACTTTATTTAAAGCTAAAGATGAAAAACAAACTCTAGTAATAGATGAATTAAATATTTTAGTTCAGACTTTAAAACAACAAGTTGAAGAATATCAAGATAATGAATATATAGCTTCAAAACAAATTGAAATAAAAAAGATAGAAAATCAAAATTTAAAAAAAGATTTATTAAAGGCTACAACTAAAAGTATCATAGGATGGACGGGAACAACAACGGGTTTTTCGTTAGCTTTAGGTATAGGAATGTATTTCTTACTTAAAAAAAATTAACTTAACTTAACTTAATTATAAAATATAAAGCGCAATTTACATATTGCGCTTTTTTTATATATTTATATACAACCAACATTGTTGTATATGAGTAATCAAGAACAAATAAAAGAAATAATAAAACAGGAATATATTCGTTGTGCAATGGATCCTGTATATTTTTTTAGAAAATATTGTTATATTAGCCATCCTGTTAAAGGTAGAATTTTATTTCATACATATTCTTTTCAAGAAAAAACATTAGAAGAATTTAGAAAAAATCGTTTTACAATAATAAATAAATCTCGTCAATTAGGTATTTCTACATTAGTTGCTGGTTATTCATTATGGATAATGTTATTTAATAAAGATAAAACGGTGCTTTGTATTGCAACTAAGCAAGAAACAGCTCGTGGAATGGTTGAAAAAGTACAATTTATGTACGAAAATTTACCATCATGGTTAAAAGGAAATCAAAAACCATTATCAAATAACAAATTATCTTTTAAACTAGCAAATAATTCCCAAATAGTAGCAACTTCTGCTGCTTCTGATGCTGGTAGATCTTACGCTGTATCTTTATTATTAATAGATGAAGCTGCTTTCATTGAAGGTATTGATAAAATATATACATCAATCAAACCTACAATTTCTACAGGTGGTGGTGTTATTGCATTATCATCACCTAATGGAGTAGGTAATTGGTTTCATAAAAAATATGTTGAAGCAGAAGCCGGAAAAGGTGATTTTAAACCTATTAAATTACCATGGGATTTACACCCAGAAAGAGATAAAAACTGGGAAATACAAGAAAGAGCCAACTTTTCACCACGAGAATTTGCACAGGAATATGAATGTGACTTTTTAGGTTCAGGTAATTCTGTAGTAGAACCTAGTATATTATCATTTTATGAACAAACATTTATCCAAGATCCAGTTGAACGTAGATTTATGGGTGGAGATTTTTGGATATGGAAATATCCAGATTATAATAAATCTTATATAGTAAGTGCCGATGTAGCTCGTGGTGATGGAAGCGATTATTCAGCTTTTCATATTATTGATATTGAATCATGTGAACAAGTAGCTGAGTTTAAATCTCAAGTAGATACTCGTACATTTGGGAATATGTTAGTTTCAGTAGCTGCTGAATATAATAATGCTTTATTAGTAGTAGAAAATGCTAATATAGGGTGGGATGTTGTTAATACAATTATTGAAAAAGGATATAATAATTTATATTATTCACCTCGTGCTTATGGTGAGATGAATATTGATAAATGGATGGCCAAAATGGATAATGAACAAACAGTTCCTGGATTTACCACATCAACTAAAACAAGACCACTTGTTATCTCAAAGATGGAGTCGTATATTAGAGAAAGACATTTTACTTTTTATTCTAAAAGATTATTGGAAGAATTAAGAGTATTTATTTGGCAACATGGTAAAGCTCAAGCTCAAAATGGATATAATGATGATTTAGTAATGTCATTAGGTATAGGATTATTTACAAGAGATACTGGAGTTAAATTTAATCAACAAAATATAGATTTAACAAAAACTGCAATAAATAATATATCTAGTACAGGAAATAATACAATTATATCATTGCCTCAAGGTGTTCGTAATCCATATCAAATTGAAACTCCATATGGGGTTGAAAACTTGAATTGGTTACTAGATTAATTATATTTATTATATATAAACATACAAAATAAATGGCTGAAAAACAACCACAACAAGGATTATTTACTAGATTAACTCGTTTATTTAGTACAGATGTTGTTATTAGAAATATAGGTGGTAATCAACTAAAGGTTATAGATACTGATAGAATCCAATCATATGGAAATATAAAAACAAATGCTTTAATAGATAGATTTTCTAAATTACATCGTTATGGGGCAAATATGCCTTATAATCCTACAATGAACTATCAAACGCTTCGTGTTCAATTATATACCGATTATGAAGCTATGGATACTGAATCTATTATAGCATCTACTCTTGATATTATTGCTGATGAAGCTACTTTAAAAAATGAAGCACATGAGGTTGTTCAAATTCGTTCATCGAATGAAAATATACAACGTATTCTTTATAATTTATTTTATGATGTATTAAATATAGAATTTAATTTATGGATGTGGATAAGAAACATGTGTAAATATGGTGATTTTTATTTACATTTAGAAATAGCTGAAAAATTTGGTATATATAATGTAACACCATTATCTGTTTACGACATGATAAGAGAAGAAGGATCAGATCCTGAAAATCCAGCTTATGTATGTTTTAGAATAGATCCTATGTCTATAAATGTAGGAGGAATGAATACTCGTGTTAAAGATAGAGATGGTAAAATAAAATTTGAAAATTACGAAGTAGCTCATTTTAGATTATTAACAGATTCTAATTATTTACCTTATGGTAGATCATTTATAGAACCTGCTCGTAAAACTTATAAACAATATGTTTTAATGAAAGATGCGATGTTATTACATCGAATAACAAGAGCCCCAGAAAAACGTATTTTTTATGTTGATATTGGTAATATGCCTCCTGCTGAAGTTGATGGTTATATGGAACGTTTAAAACAGAAAATGAAAAAAACTCCATATATTGATCAACAAACAGGTGAGTATAACTTAAAGTATAATTTAATGAATATTATGGAGGATTTCTATATTCCTCAACGTGGTGCTAATTCAAATACTAAAATTGATACTTTAAAAGGTCTTGAATACAATGCTATTGAAGACGTAAACTTTTTACGTGATGAAATGTTAGCTGCTCTTAAAGTACCTAAAGCATTCTTTGGTTTTGAAAAAGATTTAACAGGTAAAGCAACATTAGCTGCTGAAGATATTAGATTTGCTCGTACAGTAGAACGTATTCAAAGAATAGTACTTTCAGAATTATATAAAATAGCTTTAATTCACTTATATACACAAGGGTTTGATGGTGAATCATTATCTAATTTTGAATTACAATTATCAACACCTTCAGTTATATATGAACAAGAAAAAATAGCTTTATGGAAAGAAAAAGTAAGTTTAGCTAAAGAAATACAAGATACAAAATTACTTCCTTCTGATTTTATTTATGATAGAATATTCCAGGTAAGTGAAGATCAATATGATGAATATAGAGGATTAGTAATTGAAGATATGAAACGTAACTTCAGATTAGCTCAAATAGAAAACGAAGGAAATGATCCATACAAATCTGGTAAATCATACGGTACTCCACATGATTTAGCTTCATTATATGGAGCTGGTAGATATAATGCTAATAAAGATGATGTTCCTCCTGGATATAATGAAACAAGTGCAGTTGGTCGTCCTAAAGAAAAATCATCTATTATTAATACACAAAATGATCCATTAGGAAAAGATAGATTAGGAAGAGGAGAAAATAGTACTTCATATAAATCAAGTAAACCAGAAGAAACAGGTACTTCAAAAGGTGGTTCAATGTTAGCATTAGCAGAATCATTAAGAGTTAAAGATATGTTAAAATCTATTGTATTTGAAGCAAAAGGATCAGAATCTTCATTATTAGATGAAAAAAATATAAAAGATATATAAACATCACATATTTATAAGCAATGTAATTATGGCATACGTTTATAGACATATTAGATTAGATAAGAATGAACCTTTTTATATTGGTATAGGATCAGATATTAATTATCAAAGAGCTTATAATAATAAAAGAAGAACTAAATATTGGAAAAATATAACTAATAAAACTCCATATAAAGTTGAAATATTATTAGATAATTTAACTTGGGATGAAGCGTGTAATAAAGAAATTGAATTTATTAAGTTGTATGGTAGAGCTGATTTAAATGGAGGTCCATTAGTAAATATGACAGATGGCGGAGAAGGACAATATGGTAGAAAAATAAGCGAAGAAACGCGTATTAAAATGAGTAAACCTAATTCAGATAAAACTAATTTAAAAATAAAACAATATCATTCTTCTTGTTTAGATTATTCTTATTTAAAAAACAAAGCAGGGTGTAAAAAAGGTATAAAAAAATCTAAAAAACATATAGAAGCTTTAATAGAATCTTCTGTTAATAAAAGGATTAAAATATTTTGCCCGGAATTAAATGTTTTATTTAATAGTTTAACAGAAGCAAGTAAAATAATAAATAAATCTACTGGTAATATATCTAATATTTTACGTAGTAAAAATAATAAAACTAGAGAAGGCTTAACTTTAATAAAATACAATGAATATTAAACATTCAAAATACAAAAATACGGGAATACTATTTGAATTATTAGTTAGACAAATATGTAGTGATACATTGTCCGGTAATGATTCACCGGCTGTTAATTTAGTAAAAAAATATTTTAATAAAACTGAATTAGCTAAAGAACATAAAATATATCAAATATTAATAAATTCTAAAACCTTATCTGAAGGTAAAGCAGAATCACTATTAAATAGTACTTTAGAAGTTTCAACCAAATTGAATCGTACTTTATTACGTAATGAAAAATACAATCTGATAAAAGAAATACGTGAAAAATACAATATTGAAGACTTTTTTAAAGCTAAAATTAATAATTATAAACAATATGCTGCTGTTAATGTATTAATAGAAGCACATAATTCTAATGAATTTACTGAACCTTCTCAAATAGTTGAAAACAAAATAACTTTATTAGAACACATATCACGTACTGATATAGATAAAAATTTAGTAGAAGATAGATTGTTAAAAGAGTTTACAGAATTAGATAAAGGAATGCGTTTATTAATTTATAAAAAACTTTTAGAGAAATTTAATTCAAAATATGCTACTTTAGCTGAAGAACAAAAAGAAGTTTTAAAAGAGTATATAAATAATATTTCTAACACTGTTAAATTACGTGAATTTATTAATGTGAAATTTTCATTAGTGAAAAAAGAATTAAAAGAATTAATTAAAAAAGTAGATGAACCTACAACTCAAATTAAACTAAAAGAAGTAATAAATTTAATTCAACCAATCGAAAAAACACAAAACGTTAAAGATGAAAATTTAGTTTCATTACTTCAATATTACCAACTTGTAAATGAAATTAAATATTTAGGATAATGAATCGATTACAAGAGTTGGCTGGTATTAACGAAATAAAAGTAAATGTACCTAGTAATAAAAAAGTAGTTTATGCTTTGTGTGATAATGATGGTTTATTTGAAGAATTATTATTATTATTACCTAATCAAATAATAAGAGATGATGAAGAAGTTACTGAAGAAAATGAAGAAGAAATAGGAGCTGATTTAGGATTAAATATAGTTAGATATAATTTAGGAGATGAAGATGAATATGATTTTTATTTATCAAAAATAGAAGTATAATGGATTTAAAAGAATATATAAAAACCTTAGTAAGGGAAGTAGTAACAGAAGAAGATGATGAAGCATGTTCTTGTCAACATGACATCAATGAAGAATCAACGTCAGGAGATGCTGGTGCTTATTTAACTCCAAAAGCATTTACTTCTAAAAAGAAAGGTATAAAAGAATCAATAGATAAAGCTATCCAAAAAGAATTAGTGAATGAAGTATCATATTCTAAATTCAAAAACGAAGTAAAATTTCGTACTAAGAACGAAATGCTTCATAAAGGTATTAGAGAAGTTAAACGTAAACTTGATGAAGTTGAACGTTTAATTGAATATGCTACACGAATGAAACAAGAATTAAGTGAAAACGAAGAAGGCTTAAATTATTGGAAACGTAGTTTAAAAGCTATAGATGAAATAAACGAAACTTCAAATAGAATAAGTAATAAAATTAAAAATATATACCAATAATGAAATCAATAAAAGAACAATATATATCTTTAAAAGAAGGTAATATGTCTCAAGCTAATTTTATGCGAAATATTCGTATGAGTTTACCTCAACATATTACTAACACTACTTCATACACAGATTCACTTAAAATCCTTAGAAATAAAGGTATTTTAACAGAAATAGACATTTATGGAATAGCTGGCAACCCAGATGAAGAGAAAGAAATGAAATCCATGAATGTAAAAAATTATAACATGGATCCTGAACAGCTGAAGAGAGGGATTGAAGTAGAAATGGAACATACTGACGACCCAGAAATAGCTGAAAAAATTGCTATGGATCATTTAAAAGAAAATCCTGAATATTATGATAAATTAAATTCTGCTGGTTTAGAAGAAGCAAATCCTGGTATTGATCCAACATTAGAAGATGACTTTAAACGTCTTGAATCATCAAAATCAATATATAATATTGTATCTAAAGATAATGAAACTGTTATATTAGAAGATGAAAATGGTACTTTATATGCTTTTCAATATTTTGATAAAAAAGATGAAATACAACCATATGAAAATGAAAGTGGAGAAATAGACGATGAAGCTATAAAAAATTATATAAATGATAATGAATATGCTTTATCTAAAGGTATAGGAATGTCTGATTGGGAAGGTGATAAAGATATTGTAGAAATAGATGATAGTTTAAAAGATAATTTTTCATCATTATTAGATACACTTAATGAAAATGATGAAGAAGAATTAAGTCCTAATATGAAACATATTAAAAATAGTATGGGAAGTATGGATAAACCTGAAGTAACACCTGAAAGACGTGCCGAGTTAGAAAAAATAATTAAAGATAAAAAAGAAAAAGAAGCATTGAAAGAAAATAAAACATTTCAAGAAATAGATACTGTTAATTCACAAGAATTATTAATAGGTATAGATTGTGAAATGCAAAAAAATGCAAATTTAAATAAAAGAGAAGCTGCTAAAATAGCAATTAAGAAAATTAAAAAAATTCCTAATTATTATACTATGGCTTATTTATCAGGTGAAGAAGGAATTGAACCACAATATTTAGGTGGAAAATCAGCAGAACCAGAAGCTCGTCAAATGAAACCATATTCAGCTGATAAAGTTGTTGATAAAAAAATGGGAATGCAAACCGTTAAAGGCGTAAATAAAGTTAAATCATCTGCTAATAAAGCTTATAAAGAAACAAATACAATAGTTAAAGGTGTTGAAGAATTAAATTTCATAGCTAAAAAAGCTGCTGGTATAAAACAAAGATTTGAACCAACAAGTAGCACTATGAAAGTAGTTAGAGAAACAATAGACCAAATATTAACTAAAGAACGTCTTAAAGAAGTAATTCGTAAAGAATTAAAAAATATAAAAAAATAATGGAAAGACAATTACTTGTAGATTACATCCCGTTTCATATTGCTAAATTATCTTTAGTAGAAAGTAAAAATAATACTGATAAACGTATGCGCGTTAGAGGTAAATTACAAGAAGCTGATGTAAAAAATGGAAACGGTCGTGAATATCCTCGTGCAATTCTTGAAAGAGAATTTAAAAGATATATGGATGGACCTGTAAAAAATAAAACAAGTATGGGAGAACTAGATCACCCTGAAAGTTCTATAGTTAATTTAAATAATGTATCTCATTTAATTACAGAAATATGGTGGGAAGGGAATAATGTTATGGGTGAATTAATTTTATTAAATACACCTGCTGGAAAAATTGCACAAGAATTAGTATCAACTGGTATTCCTTTAGGTATATCTACAAGAGGAATGGGTTCTGTAAAACAAATAGGTGAATCAGTAGAAGTACAAGATGATTTTGAGTTATTGTGTGCTGATTTAGTATCAATTCCTTCTACACCAAATGCTTATATGAAACCAGTTGGTTTAAATGAATCTTTACAATATAATTATAATATAAAAGGAAAATATGTTAATATAAATTCATTAATTACAGAAATAATATGTACTCAAACTGGAGTTTGTGCTTGTCCTACTTGTTAATATTTATACCAAATATTAATTATGATAGGAATTTACAAAATTATTTCACCTTCTAATAAAATTTATGTTGGACAAAGTACTGATATAGAAAAAAGATTTAACGCTTCTAAAAAGAAGCGTTTTTTTTTGCGCGGTTTTGACTTTTTTCATGTATTTATAAATGAACCAAAAATAACTACCCTCTCATGGTAGTTTGGTATTAATAAATTTCTTTATTAAGATTCCTAATAATCTTACTTTCCAAACAAAACAAATTAAGGAACAAACTTATGAACAACAACAAATTATTTCAAGATGCAATCGCTGACGCTAAAGCCGTTCGTGAAGCAGCATTAGCAAATGCAAAAGCCGTTCTTGAAGAAACATTTACTCCACGTCTACAATCAATGCTATCTGCAAAGCTTAACGAAATGGAAGATGATGAAAATCAAGAAATGGAAGAAGGATATGAACCTTCAAATGAAGATGAATCTTTTGATATATCTGAAATTTTAGCTGAATTAGATAATGAAGAATTAGAAGAAGCTAAAAAAGATGATAAAGAAGAAGAAAAAGAAGAAGATGAAACTGAAGCTGAAGACGACGAAACTAAAGAAGAAGAAGAAACTGAAGAAGAAGCTGTTGAAGTAAAAGATATGACAGTTGATGAACTTACAAGTCTTATAAAAGACATAGTTTCTCAAGAAATGAACACTGGTGAAGAATCAATGGGAGATGAAATGGGTGATATGGGTGATATGGGTGATATGAGTAATGTAGGTGGTGAAACTGAAGATAATTTAGATATGGATTCAATAGAAACTTCTGAAGAAAATGATGAAGAATTAGATTTAGAAGAATTATTAGCAGAATTAGATGCTTTAGATAATGATGTACCTGAAAATACAGAAGATTATAAATCACAACCAGGATATGTTCATGAAACAAAATCTAAAAAAGACAACAAAGAACTTAAAGAAGCTGTTAACACAATTCAAATTCTTCGTAAAGAATTAAATGAAGTTAATTTATTAAATTCTAAGTTACTTTACGTTAATAAAATATTTAAATCAAAGAATTTATCAGAATCTCAAAAAATTCATGTTATTTCTTCATTTGATAAAGCAAAAACAACAAAAGAAGCTAAACTTGTATATGAATCTTTAATTGTTAATTTACAACCTAAAAAACAGGCTATAAAAGAATCAATTGGATTTGCTTCAAAAGCAACAGGTATTGCTCCTAAAAAACAAATTATCGAATCTAGTGATATAGTTACTAGAATGCAAAGATTAGCAAACATTATTAAATAAAAAACAAACAAAACAATAAAAATGGATTTACAACAATTATTAGAATCATCTAATCAATATAAAGTAGTGATGGATGATGCTAAAAGACTTAGTACAAAATGGACTAAATCAGGTCTTTTAGAAGGTTTAAAAACCGACACAGAACGTAACACAATGGCGATGTTACTTGAAAATCAAGCCAAACAATTAGTAACAGAAGCTTCTACAACAGGTAATCAATCAGCTGGTGCTGGTTCATATAATGGAGAAAGCTGGAGTGGTGTTGCTTTACCTTTAGTACGTAGAGTATTTGGTGAAATTGCTGCTAAAGAATTTGTTAGTGTACAAACAATGAATTTACCTTCAGGACTTGTATTCTACTTAGACTTTAAATATGGAACTGGTGTTAAACCATTCCAAACAGGTGGTTCATTATATGGTACTAATGCATCTACAAATGTAACTGATATTACTTCTCAATCTCTTTATGGTGCAGGTAAATTTGGTTATACAATTAACCAATTTAGTTCATCTATAGCATCTACTACTAGTTCAGCAGATTGGTCTACATTTAATTTAGATTCAAATTATTCTGCTTCTGCTGCTACTTATCGTAAAGTTAATGTTCCATTACCATCTGGATATGATCCTCAAGGTGTTCGTGCATTTACATTTACATCAGGAGCTATTACAGGAAATGAAATTTTATCAGCATTTACAACAGTATCTAATGGTACAGGTTCATTCGTAGTAACAGGCTCATTACTTGCTTCTGGTACTCCAACTGTAGTATTATATTACAATGTAGCTCCTACAGCTACTAGTCGTGGTGATTTTGAAGATGCTTCTGGAGCAGGTTATCCTAACGCTCAAAGTGCAACAGCAATTGCTATTCCAGAAATTAATGTTCAATTAAAATCTGAGCCTATCGTTGCTAAAACACGTAAATTAAAAGCTCAATGGACACCTGAATTCGCTCAAGATCTTAACGCTTACCATAGTGTTGATGCTGAGGCTGAATTAACAGGTATTATATCTCAATATATTTCAATGGAAATTGATTTAGAATTATTAGATATGTTAATCCAAAACGCTTACACAGTTGATTACTGGTCAGCAGTTAATAACCAACAAGTTAATGCTACTAACACAGGATTCGATCAAACATCTGCTACAACTGGTGGTTATTACAACACTCAAGGTGGTTGGTTCCAAACATTAGGTACAAAATTACAAAAAGTATCTAATAAAATTCACCAATTAACTTTAAGAGGTGGTGCTAATTTCATGGTAGTTTCTCCTACAGTTTCTACAATTATTGAATCTATCCCAGGATTTGCTGGTGATGGTGATGGTGATAAAATGGAATATAACTTTGGTATCCAAAAAATTGGTTCATTAAACAGCCGTTACAAAGTATACAAAAACCCTTATATGACTGAAAACGTAATCTTAATGGGTTACAAAGGTGCTCAGTTCTTAGAATGTGGTGCTGTATTTGCTCCGTACGTTCCGTTAATCATGACTCCATTATTATACGATCCTAACACATTTACTCCACGTAAAGGTTTAATGACTCGTTACGCGAAGAAAATGATCCGCCCTGATTATTATGGGAAGATTTATGTAGCTGGTTTAAATACCATCTAATAAATAAGAAATTAATCCTGTAAGATTAATAATAGAAGAAGGCTCGAGTTAGTACTCGGGCCTTCCTTCTTTCATATATTTATTATAAATAATAATTATGAAAGTTTGTAAAAAATGTAAGGAAGAAAAAGAACTAGATCAATTTTGTAATAAAAAAGACGAAAAAGATGGAAAACACCGTTATTGTAAAGAATGTAAAAAGGCTTTAAGTAAAATAGAATATATTAATACTAAAGAAATTCATCTTAAGCGTACTAAAAAATGGAGAGAGAATAATTTATCTTATCATAGAGGTTTAGTTAAAGATCACTATCACAATAATAAAGAATATTATAGAAAATGGAACCAAAATAAATCAGCAAATGACCCTGTGTTTCGTTTAAAACATTCTATAAATTCTAATATAAACATAAATCTTAAAAAATATTTACAAACAAAAACTGATTTATCTATGAATTATTTAGGTATAACTCTGTCTGAATATGTTCAATATATGGAAAAACAGTTTGATGAAAATATGAATTGGGACAACTATGGTTCATATTGGGAAATAGATCATATTAAACCTATAGATTCATTTGATTTAACAGATGAAAAACAAATATATGAATGTTTTAATTATTTAAATACTCGTCCTTTATATTGGAAACATAATAAAGAAAAAAGTAATAAAATATTATAATATATTTATAATAAACAATCTTATGGAAAAAAGCGGTAAAAAAGTATTTAAAAATGAAATTAAGTATTCAATAACACTTAATGCAGAACAAAAAGAAGTAAAAAGACTTATTCATGAAAACCAAATTGTAATAATAACAGGAAGAGCAGGTTGTGGAAAATCATTAGTATCTGCGCAAACAGCGCTAGATTTTGTGTTTAAAAAAGAATACGATAATATTTATGTAACTAGAGCAGCCGTTGAAGTAGGGCATTCATTAGGTTTTTTACCTGGCAGTTTAGATGAAAAATTTAATCCTTATTTAGAAGCATTTCAAGAAAATTTAATTAAATGTTATAATAAACCAAAAATTGATCAATTAATACATGATAAAAAAATAATAGCCTTACCAGTTCAATTTATAAGAGGAAAAACAATAGATGATATTTTAATTGTTGAAGAGGCACAAAACCTTACTAAAGCTGAAATGTTAGCTTTATTAACACGATTAGGAAAAAATGGTAGAATAGTAATAAATGGTGATAATGAACAGAAAGACATTAAAGATGAATTTAATGGATTATCATATGCTATTGAATTATCTAAAAAAATTCCTGAAATTAAATGGGTTAAATTAAAACATAATCATAGATCAGATTTGGTTGGGAGAATATTAGATTTTGAATATAATAAATAATATTTCGATAATTTTTAATATTTATATATATAAACAATAATAAATGGCTAATATCCCTATATACAGTGGTTCGGTAGTATTCACAACAGGTTCTACACCTTTTGGTTTATATGATACAGATACTGAATTTGCTCAAGAAGCTCCGTTATTTGCTAACTGGTGTGCTCGTCGTTTAGGGTGGCCTATAGTTAATGTTGAATTACAAGATATAAATTTCTTTGCTGCTTTCGAAGAAGCAGTAACTGTTTATGGTAATGAAATTTACCAATATAAAATTCGTGAGAGTTATCTCATGATGGAAGGAAATTCTACTGGTTCTTCATTTAACAACCAAGTTATTACTCCTAATTTAGGAACAACAATAAGGATTGCTGAAACATACGCTTCTGAAGCTGGTGTAGGAGGATTTGTAACATATCATACCGGCTCACTAACATTAACAAATGGGGTACAAGATTATGATTTAAAAGCATGGGCATCAAGTAGTGGAATATCAGGAAGTGGTATTGAAGTAAAAAGAATATTTTTTGAATCACCTCCAGCTATTGTAAGATATTTTGATCCATATGCAGGAACAGGAACTGGAATGCAATCTTTGTTAGAAACTTTTGGTTTTGGACAAATGTCACCTGGTATAAATTTCTTATTAATGCCTATATATTTTGATGTTCAAAAAATACAAGCAATTGAATTAAATGACCAAATAAGAAAATCAGCTTTTTCTTTTGATATAGTAAATAATAATCTAAGAATATTTCCAATACCTAATAATTTATATGAAGGGCTTAATGATAAATTATTTTTTCATTATATTAAAGTAGATGATAGAAATAGTGTTATTGCAAATTCTTCAACATCTGGAAGTAATACTTTAATAACAAATATAGGTAATGTACCTTATGACAATCCTACATATAATCAAATAAATTCTGTAGGAAAACAATGGATTAGACAATATGGTTTATCTGTAGCTAAAGAAATGTTAGCATATATAAGAAAAAAATATGTTACTATCCCAATTCCTGGTTCAGAAGTATCTTTAAATGGGGATGATTTATTAACAGATGCTAGAGATGAAAAGCTAAAATTATTAGAACAACTTAGAGCAACATTAGATATGACTTCACGTAAAACACAGCTTGAAAATCAAGCATTAGAAGCAGAATCTATAATGAAAGTAATAACTAATGTTCCTCTTCCAATTTATATAATGTAACATATGAAATTATCCAATTTAATATTAGAAGGTTTAATTCTTCATAGAATAGAAGTATTAATAAAAACTGATTCATCTGTGAATCAAGTGTATATATATAATGAAATTAGAGGAATTAAAAATGTAGTAGTAGTAACAGTTGAACAAAATGAATTTTTAAAGAATAAAAGTAATGATAAACACCATTATTCTTTATTAAAAATAAAATATCTAGTTAAAAATACACCAATTGACACTATAAATGAAATTAAAAGAGATGCTTTAATAACACATATAATAGAAGGATTAGTTCAATTTATACCTCGTTATAAAACTATAGAAAAAATAGGAGAATATTAATGATTAAATTAATAGACATATTATCCGAAATTAAAATAAATCAACCTATAAGAATAAATGCTGATTTAGTAAATAAAATGATGAATTATGTTTATAATAATTATGATTTTAGTTGGAATGAATATATAAATATAAAAAATAAACTTACAAAAGAAAATATAGATATAATATATTATTGCATAAATAAAAAATTTTATTTTTCATCTATGTCTAAAGAAGATTTATTAAAAGTATTTAATACAATAAAACCATATTTTGACGAAAAAAATATAAATATTAAAGAATTATGAGTTTATATGGGGAAAATAGAGATATTTCATTATTTAGACATTTAAATAGAGAATTATTAAATAATATTATAGAAACTAAAGTTGGTTATTATAAAATTATTTTAGATAAAACTACACCTAATTTATATGGTGAATCTACTAAAAAATCATTTAATGATCCAGTATTAATAAATTGTTTAATTGAAAGAGGAGATACATCACCTTTAACAAATGAATTTGGTATGGATATAACAAGAAATATGAAATTCCGTTTTTTAAGAGATGATTTAGCCGGGGTAGATTTAAGTAATGAATTAAATGCTGATGGAAAAGGATTTACATATAATATTGTTCCTGAAGTTGGAGATGTTGTTTTATGGAATAATGATTATTATGAAATAAATAATATTAATGAAAATCAATTAATAGTAGGAAAAGATCCTTCATATTCATATTCATCTAATACTGATAGCTTTGGTAGTTCATGGTCATTAATATTAGAAGGATTTTATATAAGACCCGAAAAACTAGGCATAGCAAAAGAAAGATTATAAAATGATAAAATTAAAAAATATACTAAAAGAAATTGATGATGAACGAAAAATGGTAGTTCGTCCTCCTATGGCTGATTTTCCCGAAATCGATGATGAGGAATTTATTGACAAAGGATTTAAAACCAAAGAGATAGGAACAGATCCTGAAACTGGAGCTGTTATTACATCAGTAGAATATCTACCTAAATTTGAACAAATAAAAAGAACTCTTCAACAAAGTAGAAAAGAATTTCAACCTTTTAAATATTCAAACAATCCTAATGTAGCTAAAACTGCTAAAGAGCTTAACACTCTATTAACAAAAGCTGCTAATTTAGTATTTGCTTTAGATAAAATGGTTGAATTAGAAAGAATAGATAATAAGAAAAAATAACAATGTCTAATAGAAGATTAAAACCAATTCCTAAAAATCCTGAAGAAATAAGTCAGGAACAAATTAATCCTTACTTAAATGATTTAGGAAAACCTATTAGTCAAACTGCATTTTCTCCTAGAAATCGTGGAACCGATTATTCTATGAAAAATGACACTGTAAAAGATATTAGTATAGGTCTAGAAGATATAGATAATGCTGTTATGTTTTATTTTAATAATATAATAAAACCAAATATCCTTCAAAATGAACAACAAATATCGGTACCCGTAATATATGGCTCACCAGAACGTTGGAAATCAGTACAACATGATGGTTTTTATAGAGACAATAGTGGTAGATTAATGGTTCCTTTAATTATGTTTAAAAGAGATAATGTAGAAAAAAATAGAGATTTAGGAAATAAACTAGATGGTAATACAGCACATTTATATCAAGTAGTAGGTACTAAATATAATAAAAGAAATATGTATGATAGGTTTGATATTATAAATAATAGAATACCTTCAGAACAATATTATATAACAAATACACCTGATTATTTAACATTAACTTATAGTTGTATTATATTTACAGATTTTATAGAACAAAATAACAAATTAGTAGAAGCTATTCATTTTGCTTCTGATTCATATTGGGGTGATCCTAAAAGATTTAATTTTAGAACAACTATAGATTCATTTGGAACAGCCGTTTTATTAGAAGAAGGAGTTGATAGAGCCGCTAAATCTAGTTTTACTCTTAAAGTAAATGGATATATTATACCAAATACTGTAAATAAAGATATGGCAACTGTTAGAAGTAAATTTTTTACTAAATCACAAATAATATTTGATTTAGAAACTGTATCTGATATTAATTCTGTTACTACATCTTCGTTAAATAAAATACCAACACAAATGGGTTCTACATCATTTATTGATTCATTCCCAACAACAACCAATTCAATAACAGATTCAATTGATAGTATGACTTTAACATATTTAAACACAAACAAAGCTGTACTAGCTATTACTGTAACATCAAATAATGCTATTTTCCCTAATGGTTTTTTAACAGCTCCATCAGGATTACCTGCAACTTCTGTAAATAGTTTTACATTTTTCGTAAATGGACAATTAATAGAACCTGCAGCTATAACAAGTTTTATTGATAATGGTAATGGTACGTCTACTTTAATAATTAATACAACAGAATTAGGGTTTTCTTTACAAAATACTGATGAAATTATTGCTATAGGTAAGTTTAATTAATATTTATTAATATATGATATTTCGTTCAGAACAAATAGAACAGCCTGTAAATCTTTCTGGTTCCTTTACTGGTTCCTTAATAGGTACTGCATCATATGCTTTATTTAGTGAAAATTCAAATACAGGTAGTTTAGTAACAACTTCTTCATTTGAATCATTTACTTCTAGTTATTACGTAGATAGTGCATCATTTGATTATAGAATAGAAAATATTCTAATTCCTACGGGTTCAGGTTCTTCAGAAAATCCTCCTGTTACTGTAAATGCTGCTACAACAACTGTTTTACCTAGATCTCCTTTGTATAATAATGGAACAAATGGGGTAGGGGCTTTTTTATCGGCTTCTATAAGCGGTACTTTAGGAAATATCGATGGTGTAACTTTAACTGTAGGAGATCATTTTTTAGTAAAAAACCAAGCAAATTCTATACAAAATGGTGTTTATGATGTAGTATCAACGGGTTCTGCTTCTGGTTTTTATTTATTATCACGTTCATTATTTTCTGATGAAACATCTGAATTAGATTCTCAAATAGTTATTCCTTCTTTTGGAACAACTAATAGAGGAGCAATATTTGCTCAAACTACAAATAATCCTACAATAGGTACGGATAATATAATTTATTCTCAACAAACTAATACTTTATTAACTCAAACATCCGCTGGAACACAAGCTATATATCAAATACCTTGGTATAATACTGTTACTAGACAATTAAGTAAAGGATCTAAAAATTTTAAATATATAAATGTTACATCTGGAACAAATATTACTACAAGTAGTCTTTTATTAACAGGTTCATTTAATATATCTGGTTCATTAAACGTTACTAATGGTATAACAGGATCTTTATTAGGAACATCTTCATATGCAACTACTGCTTCATATTGGAGTGGTTCAATAAACAATGCTATAAGTTCATCTTATGCTTCAACAGCATCTTATGCCTTTACTGCATCATATATAGATGGAAATATAATTAGTGCTTCATTTGCAACAACAGCATCATTTTGGAGTGGTTCAATAAAAACTATTAATTCAACATCGTTACTCGGTGCGGGCGATATATCTATAACTCCAAATGCAACACATACGGGCGAGGTTACGGGTACAACGGCTTTAACTGTTGATAAAACTGCAATTA